TCCCTCGCGTACAGAAACCCACTCTATTGACCCCTGATGGTATAGTCTACGAATATCAACAATTTGCATGCGACTTGGAGACCCACATCGAGTGTCTCTCTGCACGTCATGGGGACAAACTCGAGTTCCACGTGAGTATGGATAGACTCTAGAATTTTAATAAATAAACCTAAGTGACACCAATTACCAACTAAAAATAAACAAATAAAATGTCTTCCACTTTCGATGTCGAACCCGTGTATAAGATTGGTGACTCTTTCACCATGAGGAACATCCTCAACATCGTCGACAAGATGAACACCGCCATGCCCCACTACGAGTTCGAACCAGAACCCGTCTGTGAAGGTGGTATTCGCATGAAACAGGATGGAGAGGGATACAAGACGTTTCGTCTCAATTTTAACAACTGGCCTTATTTTGGTCGCCATGGTGTGAAAATAGAGGATCTCGATACAAAATTAGTTGCCTATGACTTTACGGGTAAGGGGAAAATGTATACCAGGTTCAAAACTTTATACGGTGCACCCGAATGGACGAAACAGGAAATCAAATGTGTCGATACAATCGTGCGTGAAGAGGGGATGAAGAGAGTCCGGGAATAGAATTAAATTTGTAACTTGATACTAATGCTCAGTCTAGTGATTATTCCGATTGCGTTTTTCACGATCACCTCCATTTATTGGATTTGCGTATGTACAAACGCACGTGATGATGTTGATACAAGGAAATGTACTCTCATTCCGGGGTAATTAAAGAATTGGAATGTGTCTTTAATATGTATGGCCAAGAAATTGAACTTTCGAGACTCCAGAAAATGACTAATGAAGAAGCTACTCGTGTAGTAGAAGACAAAAAAATTAAATTAATCACCAAGTACTCAGGAACTGGTTATTGGAATGTTTCTAAAAGCAATAAAAAGTTTCGTGTTCTAAAAATCCCACAATATGGAATACCAAAAAGTGTGAACGCGTTTCGGTCTCCTATAGCGGTTGCGATCTATATATCTCAAAAAGTGGGAGATCCGATGGTGTGTCGTGCGATTTCTCAAAGTTTTTCCGAAGATTCTGAATCTCAAATACTCACAAACCTACGTATACCGGCTGGTATCACAAATCAAACCATTTGTGAAAGTAAATGGCGTGATAAAAGTAAGGTGCTATTCAGTGGTGCCAAATCTCGTACAAAAAAACGAAACATTCTTGGACGGGATCATGCTGAAGTTGAATGGAGTTTAGATGAAGCTCGAAAATTTATGGCGTACGAACTTGAAAAATTAAGATTTGGATGTAACTATAGTGATTTAAAACTCACCCCTGAAAACGTAAGTATTGAACGACTCGATGAAAGTAAGGGTTATAGTTCCGCTAACTGCGTATTGATAGATATACACTTTCAAACTGGTTACCGTCAATGGTCGCGTGAAAAGGTTCAAAGTGTGCATTACTTGCGAAAGAAGGAAGTTGACATGGATTTTGGTCCAAAATTTTTCAAAAGGTTAGAAAAGATGGTTAATAGTTGTATCTCCGCTACTAAGAGAAGAAACGAAAAAGGAAGAAAACATTCACCCAGTGAAGTCACTGTAGAAAAACTTATACATGAGTATGTAAAGCAATATGGACGTTGTAAATTATTGGCGGTTCCTTTGATGTCAGTAGGTGACTGGCAGATGTCTGTTGAAAGATTAGATGAAAGTAAAGGTTACATCGACGGTAATTGGGTTCTCGTAGTGTTGGAAACACAAAATGGACATGCACAATGGACAAAAGAATTTGTGGAAAGTCTGCGGGGGCCTTATTCTCATCCCAACTCTCGATTACCTGTGAGTGAAGAGGAACTGATCGATAAGTATGACTCGTTTAAAAAACGAAATGGTCATGCGATTTCTATACGAAATCAAGTCTTATGGACTGAAGAAGAACTAAATGTTGTGAAAGAAGTATACAAGAAGTATTGTAACGAACGCTTCTTAAAAAATGGGATATGGAAAGATATTTTACCTAATCGTACTGCAAAGGCTTGCCAAGAAAAATATCGACTATTAAAAAACCCTACCTCAAGTCAGCATCCGCCGTGTAGTACGTCTTCCCCTTAGTGGCGAAGCTGTGCACCCTAGCATACCCCCACGCTTGTGGAGAAGCACCCGGACGATGCCCGGTTCTCCACGCAGCGAGTCCCCTATTGTAGATGGTCTTCACAGTCTTTAGAGGAATCTTAGTAGCCTTAGCAATTTCGGGTAGGGACCTAACCTCTGGTCCGTACATCTTCCTAAATTTCTGGGTGTAGGAGGAGGTTTTAGTCTTTTGTCCTTCGTCTGTTTTGAATCCCCTGTAGTCCTTCTTGAGCATCTTTTTATACCGTGTCTCAACCCCCGTGAGAGTATCGATTCCCCTGAAATATTTGAGGGGTGCATAGATCTTACCCTGAGTTTTACGCAGTTGCCCAACCTTCTTGGTAATTTCAGCATCGGTGAGAGGCATCTTACTTCTCACTGAGATATTTTACTGCCACCGCGATACTTGAATATACACATCTACCAAACCTGACCTCCCCCGTCTTAGGATTGTAGTACCCCTTCATACCATTCAAAACTGCTCTGTGTATATCACCCATATAAAAAATACAATATTATAATAACAAGGTGAGATGGGACTCTCAATTATTATGGGGAATATGTTTTCTGGTAAAACATCAGAACTCATTCGACGACTTAAGCGTTTAAAAGTTATCGGAAAAGATGTGATGATTATAAATTCTGCAAAAGATACCAGGTCCCCCGAGGAAATTCTCAAAACGCATGATAATGTAAAGTTTGATTGTCATAAAGTGTTTGATCCTTTTGAAATTATTAATACAGATGAATTTGATAAGGCTGGTATAATTGCTATTGATGAAGCGCAGTTCTTCCCTAGACTTAAAAAATTTGTTGAATGTTGTCTAGATGTGGGTAAGTCTGTCATATTGGCTGGTCTCGATGCTGATTCTTTTCAGCATAAGTTTGGTGAACTTATTGACTGCATACCACTCGCATGTGATGTCACTAAACTTTCGGCACTTTGTATGCGCTGTAACGACGGAACTCTAGGACCTTTCACTAAGAGGATTGTAGAAGATCAACGTCTAGAACTCATAGGTGGGAGTGATATGTATGTAGCTGTGTGTCGTAAGCATCTCTAAAACCTTTTTACATCTAGGATGAGTACGACCCGCCTATCACTCCCAGTTTTAGTGACTTCATGGTATCTCGCGTGATCGAATAAAAAGTCTTCACCATCACGATGTTGATGTGGACCTCTCTCGGTATAAAGTGTGCAATCACCCCCACCCTTTATAGTAAGATGATATCGTAGTAATAAATTGGTTTCAGCTCTATGAGGTGGGATAGCCATAGGTCCATCCATAACTGCAAACAATGCAGTCTCTTTATGAATTGAGGGAATTAGATCAACGAGTTTTTTCAAGTCAGGGAAGTCCTCAACCTTATAGAAATAGTAGTCATCGTTTTTTTCAAACCAAGGGTCCAAGTCATGGAACATATGTTTCTTGACAGTCTTTGAAACATTTTCAAACTCTTTTCGAATTTTTAGGTGATGCAACTTAATGAGCCATAACCCTGGATAGTCTCGAACTGAATAGTTAGATGCGTAAAGAAATATATCCAGGAGGGCATTCCGAATTCCAATCAGTGGTCGTCGGGGGTTATTGAAATACAGTAAATCTATCGGAGACTTCAGGAAGTCGTGAAGGATTAGACCCGCTGAAGCTAACAGGACACTCCACATTATTTTCTCGGTAGATAATAAAAATGCCTGGATACGGTACCGATACCTACGCTGTCACCCCCGCCCCTACTGAGGAAGTCAACACTCTCGAGAAGCGTTTCGTGATGCCCAATCTTCCCGTATTGACCATCGTCCAAATCATGCTCGTTGCGACTATCGCTGGGTATGCCTGGACTTCTCGCAAGATTAATGGTGTCGTCGTGTCTAGCCTTGCGCTGACCGTCGCCCTTCTCCATGTATACGATCACATGTACCGTGTGAAGCGTGGTCCCGAGCGCCTTTTCTTCCTTCCCCAAAAGGAAGCCTATGGGTGCCAGGCGTGCAAGTAAATTATGTTAGTAAAATATAAGTATGCGCGTCAAAATTATCAAGAGCCCTAACTCTAAAAAGAAATTTAGGGCTGTTTTAGAAGACGGCAGGACTGTTGACTTTGGTGCCAGTGGGTATTCAGACTACACCAAACACAAGAATCCTTCACGTATGCGTTCCTATGTACTCCGCCACGGTGGACGAGTACCTAAACGCACCATAGCAGAGAGAGACCCCAAGAAAATTCAGGACATGATGTTGAATGTAGACTACAGCTTCTCAGAGAATTGGGGAATAAGTGGTATCAACGGGGCTGGCTTTTGGTCACGTTGGTATCTCTGGAGTTATCCATCTTTTGAGGGTGTCGAGAAGTTCATGTCTAAGAGGTTTGGAATCACATTCCACAAAATTCCCTAGCGGCTATTTCAACGTAGTTCATTGACGCGCCCAATGGTTCCATCGCTTCAGTTATTATAGTCCCACTTTTTTTCATACCCCCAATAGTTAGTATATCCCCAGGTTGGTTATAAGGAGGAGTAGTTCTAGTAGCTCTAATTTTTTTAGCAGTAGCACAAAATTTTGCAACTCCATCTGGATTGGATTTACGAATGTTCTCCACCTGTAACTTGTTTTCCTTATCAGTTTTCTTACCAGTTCTTCCCTTAGAAAAATCATTTATAAATGGCGCCTGTGTAGTTAACTCCCCAATTCCCGTCATTTTCATGAAGTGTGGTCCAGTCCTAGGAATCAAACCAGCGAAAAAGACGGCTGCTGAAGAGGATGATGAACAACATGAACAAAAACAAAGCATGAGGAGTAGTGTAGCAGGTTTCATACTTATTCTATTTTATAATTATATTTTAATTTAATTTCTTCAAACTTTTTAAAAAATCGAATCATCGTTCCAAGGCGTTCATAGAGTTCCTCACCGAGGTACTGCTCTACGAATTCTTCCGTGATTTCATTATCATTCCGACGCATCTGTATCGCATAGTTCT